TCAATTACATTATGAAGTTCTAGTACTCGTCCCGTCATTCTTTTCTAATATTTCTTTAACTAATTCTTGTACGTGGTATATATAACCGTTAACTTTAACTGTACTTCCGCCGTCTACATGTGGGCCTATATCTGTTATTCTTTTTCTATCAACATCAATAATAGCGCCATTATGGAAAGAACTAAGTTTCAATCTTGGAACCAATCTTTTAGAGCATAATAAAGTTTAGCGTAACGTGGAGAATCTAAAGCAAATTCCGTAATCACCTTACTTTCTTCATCTATTTCGTTAAAAATAACATACTCTTCGTTTTCGTCCCATTTAAGTTTCCAATCACTTTTCATGTAACACCTCCAAATTTATTGTGGAAAGTAAACTCTTGAACATCTAATCTTCGTAGGCTTCTAAATAGAGAAGTAGGAGGTACGCAGAAATCAACACAAGAGGCGAGAGCATCTTTACAATCATCGTGAGAGGGATTAACAAATATAAGTTCCTCTTCTAAGACTTGACAGTTTCCACCGAGGTAGTGCCAAATCTGGCGATTAGCATACTTGGGCTCAAGTACTGCCAAGATGCGTTCATCTTTAGAACCAGTCCATCTTGAGGGCCTATATTCTTCAACAGCGAGAGATAACCCGTTTTTTCGTATGTAATTGTCTCTGAGATCACGTACTATGACTACCTGTGCTGAAGATACTTCCGCTCTAATTTTATAAAATCCCCATTTCTCATATAGTTTGAGAATTCTGCTATAATACTCTGAGGGTTTATCAGTCCTAAAACGTTCAATATCAAGTATGTAGTAGTTATGACTCCCATCGCAACCAACCACAGCAATGGCAGTATAATCGGACTTGCGATTAGTAGTATAAGCGAAATCAACCGCTGCGAAAACATTAAGTCTTTCATTCTTGAAATACCATCTACCATCTTTAGCAACTAACCAGATTGGATCATAGTATTGGAATTGATCTCTTTTGATTGGGGCCGAGTCGACGTCGTGCGGATCGTTATAGTATTGAGCCCGGAAGTGTACTTTATTAAGGTATTGTGCTCTTTTCTCAGCAAGTATCTTGGAGTCAAATCCGTACCATCTTCCATTCTTTGCTTGTTGTCTTGGCCAGAGGAACTGTCCTGTTCCATCTCCCATCGTTTCGACAGGGTATTCTTTAGTTTCAAATAGTGGTTCAGAACGGGCCACATTACCCAACTCATCGTAATCAGATATCTCCATTGCCTGTAGGTCGGCGTATAAATCTAATGGATGGTAGCGAGTACCTACTACCCACTCCCTTGCACCTACTGTCTCAATAGACGAAAGAAGTGAATATTGATCTTTTACTTTTGATCTTCCTTCTTCTGTGTAGGCGTTGGCTTGAACAACCACGTCATCAAGTACAGCAATATCACAATGCATACCCACGATATTGCTAGTAAGCCCAGCTGTAAAGATGCTTGGATCGCGTACATAATGTTCTCTCCTTGCTGGGTGGTCTACTGATATTTCTTTCTCAGTCCATTTCTCACGTTTAGCTTCTTCTTGAAATATCATATCAGGCCATAAGGCTCGATAGTTATCGCATGTGAGAATATCTTTAATGAACTTAAGTTGTTTTATTGCGAGATTGCTCGTTGAGGAAATGTATAATATCCTTAACGTCGGATCTCTTGTCAATTCCCACGCTACTCTTAGACCGATCAATGAAGACTTCATATGATCTCGGGGAAGTAGAAGGAGTTGATACTTGTGTGCTTCGGATCTGGTCCACCATGATATTACTTCTCTATGAATGTTTCCTAACAACCTATGTGGTTGTACTATTTCAATAAACTTAATAAAATCTGCTTCAGCATCTAAACGATGTACATCCCTAGCTTCTTGAAGTTTACTAGTCTTTTTCTTCCTGGGAGCCATGTTTATATAGTTGATTCGTTATTCGGTCTAAACGTGAACCCTGAGCTAACATACGTTGATCCATTGCAGTCATACGTTCTTCTTGTCTAGCTAATGCAACAACTATCTTACGTAACTCATATAATTCTTTCTCTATAGATTCCAATCTATTACTCTGTGTCAATTGAACAGATTTCATAGAAGAAACAACCCATATACCTCCACCTATAAATGTTATAAGTTGAAGTATAGATACTAAATTAACTGCAAGAAATTGTTCCATAGATTAAAGCAAATAACCCCAGGCACTTATACCAGCAAAAGTAGCTCCTGCCCCTGCTGCTGTAAATGATACAAGAATAGTACCAACAGGTAAACCTAAACCAATATTAGTTGCACCTGTAATCGGAACTGCTGATTGCATTGGTGGAATAAGATTAATCACTAACGGATTTCCGAGAGTAGTTGCTGTTGCAGTTATTGGATAAAGCCAAGTACCTAAATTAATATTTGCTCCACTAACAGGAATGTATGACGCAGTAATAGTTATTGTAGCTGCCGCAGTAGCACCCGAAGATTGAAACGTAAATCCAGTCAAATAAACAGATCTACCTGTATTTGTACTTGATCCTAAAGTTACTTGACCTGCGGCTGTAGTAGCCGCAGCTGCTGATGACACAGGCACTGAACTCTGTGGTATTGTATTTGCCATTATCTTCCTCTTCCAACCGCTGATTTACCTGAATGAGTACTATTCCAAATCATAGCGGCATGTTTCTTGGCGTACTTAGTTGATTTACCTTTAGAGATAAACTTATCTCTGATTTTCTCATATCCAGGAGGCATTACTCACCATGCTGGAATTCTTCGAGTTGTTCCATTATCATCAAATGAAATCCATTTAGTTGGATTACCTGCGGTAGGAGCATTTGTTAATGTTGCAGTTTGCGCTGCTGCTGCATTTGTAAGTGTTGCGGTAGTTCTTATTAAGAAATTTACATTGTTCGATATAATGTCTGTACCAGCAGTTATTGCACCTGTAGAAATAAGTGGTTGGCTGACTAAAAGTTGATTACTTGCATTAATAAAAGGCAGCGGTAGAAAAGCATTTGCTGCTGCATTGCTCTGTCTAAATGTCGAAACATTATTATTAGACACAAAGAACTGAAAACCATTATTAATGTTTAAAACATTACTTGTTAAATTCATTACTAAAGTTTGAATTCCAGCCCAATTGTTAAAATTTAACTGATCAAGCTGAATAGTTCCAATAGCTGATGACGAACTAGCACCGCCTGTCGCACCTACACCGTCCCACGGCAAAGAAAACGACATGTATCTGTGCACTACACTATTTGTGTCTATAAGACCAAAATGACGTTCTATCTGATAATCACCAGCACCAGGTAGATGAAACTTAGATTCCCAACTATCGAAATTAACAGCTACACCAGAAATGGCAGGAGTTTCAATTGTTTGACCTATATTCCAACCTGTTGAAATAACCGAATCAAAGTAATTCGATCCACCTACACCTGTTCCTATAAAAGAACCTTCATTAACAATGGATCCGAATGGAATTGCATTCAATGACGAGGAAGCTGGACGTTGCCATACAGTACCGTTAGCAATACTAAAATTAACTGGACCAGCTGATGATAATACTGAACCTCCTATAGTAGAAGCATTAAATGGACCTACTTGATCAGGTTTAGTTATTCCGGTAACTAAACTATTACAGTATACATTCTGTCCGCCTAAATCAACGACGGTACTCATATCTAAAAATGGCATTATTTCTGATTGGCCTTATTGCCTTTACCGAAGTGACTAGAATCATCAATCATCTTCTTAGGGGGCATAATCTGTGGCTTCTGACCACCGCCTACTGGACGTGGACGATTATCAACAGGATGATTAGCTACATCTTGAATATCACTACGTTTAGGCATTAGATGGTCATTGGATAGACCATGCTGCGGGTATTTAGGATCCATGCCTTGCATGGACTCTGAATAAAGTTGATTACCTTTAGTATCTTTAGGTGACATAATTGTCATGCTGTCCTCCCGAACGACATATCCTGAGTCGGTCCCATCGGAGAACCATCATCACCTGGACCCAAAGGTCCCTGAGGAGCTTGTGA